ATCTTGGCCCTGCTGAACGACACCGAGAAATTCAACAAGCTTCTAGAGAATCAGAAGAACTCGCAGGGTGCCGCAGCCAAGGCAGCGTTTGAGGCGGCAGACACGATTCAGGGCTCAATCAAGCGACTGCAAACGGCCTTCCAAAACCTGTTCGCCGATGGCTCAGAACTTGGCGTTCTTCTGAAATCAACGTTCAAGGTCGCGGCCGTCACTGTCGAGTTTCTTGCGGCCGTTGTCAGAAACACGGTGGCGCCTTTCCGGGCGATCATCGCGGCCGTTACTGAGGTTGGGGCAGCAATCAGCCAAGCCCTTGGCATGGATGGGGTCAATGTTGCGTTTGAGCTTGAGAAGGCCTACCGAGGCTTCCTCGACACGCTGGGCCAGATCAGCGATTTCATCATTGGCCTTGGGGTCCGCTTCGGCCAGTTCATCGGGGGCATGGTCTCTGGGACTAAGGACGGGGTTGCAAATATCAAGCGGACTTTGGTCGGCGGCTTCACCGATGCGTTTAACAAAATCGCCTCTGTCGTTCAAAGCCTCTACAACAAACTCCCTGCCCCTGTCCGTTTCATCCTTGAAAAAGCGGCCAAGCTAATCAGCGCCGTGGGTGGCGCAGCTCAGCAAGTCGCAGGCCAAGCAATCACCGCTGTTACTGGCTTTGTCGGAACTACGATTGAGGCAGGCCGAGGATTCTCTGAGGGCGGCGGAACGACCCCGCAACAGCAGGCCGCGGCTGCGGCCAACGGCATTTCCCCGACTGGTGGGGTCCTAGGCAAAAAAGAGAAAGAACGCGACCTGGCAAAAGAGGCTCAGCGGATTGAAGAGGCTGCGCTTAAGGATCAAGAAAGGAAAGAACAGTCTTTCCAAAATCAAGTGCAGGCACTGCACGAAAAACAGGCCATTGCTCAAGCAATCATCAACGGCAACGAGCAAGAAGTCCGCAACGCCTTCTTGTTAAGCAAGCTGCACAAAGAGCACGGCGTCGAGAAAGGAAACATCCTTTATCAGAACCACCTCAACGAACAATCGCTGCAGAATCAAGTCAAAGAATCCAAGAAGCTAGAAGACCAGCAGAAGAAGGCCGCTGAGAATATGCGGAAGCTTTATGAAGATATCGGTTCTTCAATTAAAGAGGGTGTTGTCGATGCTCTCAAGGGCGCGATCAAGGGAACCAAGACCCTGAAAGAAGCGGCCCTCGGTCTGCTCGACAACCTGATGAGCAAGCTGCTCGACGTGGCAGTCAACATGGCCCTGTTCGGTGCGGCCTCAGGTTTCGGTTCTGGTGGCGGCCTGCTTGGCGGCCTCTTCAACTTTGGCGGCAAGCGTGCGGCTGGTGGCCCCGTCTCCGCTGGCAGTTCTTACCTTGTGGGCGAGCGCGGCCCCGAACTCTTCACCCCCAGCCGTAGCGGTGCCATCGTCCCCAATAATGCAATGGGCGGCGTTGGGAACATCACTGTGAACGTGGACGCAACCGGCTCTAGTGTTCAGGGCAATGCGGAAGAGTCCAAGCGCCTTGGCGATGCCATTGGCTTGGCAATCCGTCAAGAGTTAATCAAACAGAAGCGACCCGGAGGCCTGCTCGCCTAATGGCTACTTTCCCCTCAGTTACACCGACATATGGCGCACAAAAAAGTAGCGCCCCGAATATCCGCGTGGCCCGTTTTGGAGATGGCTATGAGCAAAGAGTCACCTTCGGAATCAATCAAAACCCAAAGATCTGGAATCTAACCTGGAACATTTCCGAAACTGACGCCGACACTATCGAGACTTTTCTCGATGCTCGCGCTGCAGATGCGGCCCCATTTGAGTGGACACCTTTGGGTGAATCGACGGAGTACAAGTGGGTTTGTGAGCAGTGGACCAAGTCGATCCCCTACAACAACCGGGCCACAATTACGGCAACGTTCCGCCAAGTCTTTGAACCGTAATGGCCTTCACTGCCTGGGCAGCTAGCACCGCTTTCAGCGTTGGGGATGTCCGACGCGCTACGACCGTTCAGACAAGCGGCCTGGTTTTTCGCTGCAAAACTGCTGGCACTAGCGCCGCAAGTGAGCCCGATCCGTGGCCAATTGTTCGCGGTACAGAGGTCGAAGATGGAACTTGTGTCTGGGAGGCTGTCAGCGCCGTTGGCGAAGAGCTGAACAAGTTGGCCCCCAGCGCCGTGATCGAGCTGTTTGAGCTTGACGGCACAGCCAGCAGCGTTGGGGTGTCGCAGGTCTACCGCTTCCACGCGGGCGTAAATGAAGACATCGATGGCGACATCGTCTGGAACGGCCAGACCTACCAGCGTTATCCGATCATCGCGGAAGGTTTTACCTACGAAGGCGGCGGCCAGTTGCCGCGGCCAACGATCAGCATCAGCAACGTTCTGAGCCTTGTCACGACGTTGATTCTTGACCACAACGACCTTGTGGGCGCGACTGTCACCCGGATTCGCACTCTCAAGAAATACCTTGACGCGGTCAATTTTTCGGACGAGACGAACGCCGACGCCGATCCGTTCGCTCAGTTCCCTTCCGAGCGATATGTGATCGATCGCAAGACGGCAGAGAACCGGATGGTGGTGAGCTTTGAGCTTGCGGCCACCTTTGACGTGGCTGGGGTCAAGCTTCCGCGGCGGCAGATCATCCAGAACATTTGCCCGTGGACTTACAAGGGCGAGGGCTGTGGCTACACCGGCACGGACTATTACGACATCGACGACAACGAGGTCGAAAATGTCGCCAACGATGTCTGTGGCCATCGCTTGTCTAGCTGCAAGCTACGTTTTGGGGAAAATGCCGAGATTCCCTACGGCGGGTTCCCAAGTGCGGGACTGATTGGATGAGGCCCGAAACAAAGGCCGCGGCTGAGAAGCACGCTGAACAGGAATACCCGCGGGAGTCTTGCGGTTTGGTGGTCATTGTCAAAGGCCGCGAGCGTTACTGGCCCTGTCGAAACACGGCCACCGAGGAGATGCTTTTCGTCATGGACCCCCAGGACTACGCGGCTGCAGATGACGCGGGGGCGATCACTGCCGTGGTCCACAGTCATCCGAACATGAAGCCAAAGGCGAGCATGGCCGACCGTGCTGCCATGGAAGCCTCTGGCCTGCCCTGGCACATCCTGGGATGGCCAACCGCTTTGTGGGCCACCTACCACCCAGAGGGCTGGGAGCCGCCTCTACTGGGCCGTGAGTGGTGCTACGGGACGCTCGACTGCTACGCCTTGGCCCGTGACTGGTACAAGCAAGAGTGGGGCCTAGAGCTGTCTGACTATGAGCGGCATGGTGAGTGGTGGCACAAGGGAATGAATACCTTTGTCGATAACTTTGGGGCCGAAGATTTTGTCGCTGTAGACCCTGAATTAGAGCCGCAATATGGCGACGCTTTGTTGATGCAGATCGTGTCGCCTGTGTCGAATCATGTGGCCATCTATATTGGCGATAACTTGATCTTGCAGCACTTGGAACGGCGACTCTCAAGTCGTGATCTCTGGTCTGGCTACTATCAAAAGAACACGACCCACATCCTGAGGCACCGCAGCCGACTATGAAAAGAGTGGTGCTACGCGGCGAACTTGGCAAAAAGTTTGGCCGGGTTCATCACTTCGACCTCAATACACCGGCCGAGGCTATTCGCGCTCTGTGCGCCAACTTTGAGGGCTTTCAGAAATCATTGATGACGGCTGGCGAGCGAGGCGTCGGCTACATCGTTCAGGTGGGCCGCTTTGGCCTGCAAGACGTTGAGGAGATCCACAACCCAACAGGCCAGCAAGAGGAGATCAGCATCACCCCAGTTCTGGCAGGTGCCGGGGGCAGAGGTGGCGGCATCGGTCAGATCTTGGCTGGCATTGCTTTGGTGGCCATCGCAATCGCGGCTCCTGGTGTGGGCCTCTTCGCTGGTGGCTCACTTGGCTTTGGTGTTGTCGCTGGGGCCAGTGGTTTTGCTGCCGCGGCCGCTGCTGTCGGTGGCACGATTGGTCTCGGTCTAATCCTTTCGGGCACGTCGCAGCTGTTGTCACCTCAGCCGGCAGATCTGCCAGGTCTTACGGGCGGCGGCTCGCCTGCTCGTCGCGATTCGTTCGAGCCTGCAAATAATGACCCAGCCGACAACCGTTCGAGCTACATCTACAACGGTGCCGTCAACCTGACCGCTCAAGGCAACCCAGTTCCGCTTTGCTACGGGCGGATGCGCGTCGGTAGCGTGGTCGTATCGGCCGGCGTTAGTACGACAGACATCTGATGGCTAAACGTATTGCCGGCGCTGGTGGTGGTCGCCAGTCACAACCTGCACCACAACAGAATGTCACCGTTCAGCAAACGGTCGTTGTTCAGAGCACAGCGCCTGAGCGGAGAGATGACGCAAACTCGCTTTTCAGTAAGTCCAGCGTTCGACTGATTGATGTCATCAGTGAAGGTGAGATCGAAGGCTTTGCGACGCCTGACGATCCAGAGCAATCAATTTTTTTCGATGACACGCCACTCCAGAATGATGACGGCACAGATAATTTCGTTTACAGCGATTTTGCCTCTCGCGTAGGCACTCAGAATCAAGACTATGTCGAAGGCTTCTCGGCCAGCGAGAATGCTGTCAATGTAAACAGCGCTGTCGGTGATGATGTTGGTGATTCCGTTGTTCGCACTATCTCCGACGCTGATGTTGATGCAGTCATTGTTCGAATTGCTTTTAACCAACTGTTTGTCGTAAGCAATGGCCTGAAGGCAACGTCTTTGGGTTATGCCATCGACGTGCAATCAGATGGTGGCGGGTATGTCGAGAAGCTGAACACAAGCGTCAGTGGTAAATGCACTAGCACCTACGAGCGCAGTCATCGCATTGAGCTGACAGGTGATGCGCCTTGGGACATTCGCTTGCGCCGTGTCTCGGGTGCCAATGACAGCGTAAATAATGTCCGGCTGATGACCTTTGCCGGATACACCGAGGTCATTGATGCCAAGCTCCGTTATCCGTTGACGGCACTGGTTGGCCTGAGGTTTGAGGCCTCGCAGTTTGCGGCTATTCCGACTCGTGCCTATGACATCAAAGGGATTAAGGTCCAGATCCCGAGCAATGGAACCGTGCGAGATGACGGGTCTATTTCTTACTCAGGCGTCTGGGATGGCACCTTCCAAGTGGCTTGGACCGCGGATCCTGCGTGGATTTTGCGCGACCTTATTACGTCCTCTAGATATGGATTAGGACGCTTTGTTACGTCTGCTCAAGTAGATAAATGGACGCTATATGAGATCTCAAAATATTGCTCAGCGCAGATCTCTGACGGCCAAGGCGGAACAGAGTCGCGTTTCCTTTGCAACGTCTATTTGCAGTCAAGGGAAGAGGCCTACAGCGTCGTTCAGGATTTCTGCTCTTGCTTCCGTGGCATGGCCTATTGGTCTGCCGGACAGATTGCCTTCACGCAAGACAGTCCAAAAGACCCGGCCGCATTGTTCAACAATGGCAACGTCATAGAGGGAATTTTCAACTATCAAGGCAGCAGCCTAAAGGCTCGCCATACCGTTGCCTTGGTCACTTGGAACGATCCAGAGCAGGCCTACCAGCAGCGCGTTGAGTACGTTTCAGATGAAGCGGCAATTGCTAAATACGGAATCATTGAGGTTCGAATGGCAGCCTTTGGCTGCACAAGTCGCGGCCAAGCCAACAGATTGGGCCGCTGGCTTCTTTACTCCGAGCAGCAAGAATCGGACACGGTTAGTTTCACCGTTGGCCTTGATGGTGCGATTGTTCGCCCTGGCCAAATCATCAAAGTGGCGGATCAGATGCGGGCCGGCGCTCGCAAGGGTGGCCGCATTGCCAGCGCTACAACAACTGTCCTGACACTTGACCAAAGCATCGCGGTCGATGAGGGCGACACTGTCAGCGTCGTGATGCCCGACGGCCGCGTCGAGCAACGTGATATCAGCGATGGTGACTTCGACGACAAGACCATCACAGTCAGCTCTGCATTCAGCGTTGCGCCTGAGGCTCAGACGATCTATGTCGTCGAGACAAGTGATGTTGAGGCTCAGCTTTTCCGGGTGCTAAGTGTTACTGAAAAAGGTGAAAATTATCAGATCACAGCGCTAGAGCACAACGACAGCAAATACGCCCATATCGAGGATGGACTGACACTTCAGCCGCGTGATATCACCACGCTCAACCAGAAGCCTGCCTCTCCTGGCGGCATTGATGTCAGCGAGCGTTTGGTCGAATCCGGCAACCGCGTCACTACTGAAATTGATATTTCTTGGAACAACGTTGACGGCGCAACGGGTTACCAAGTTTCGTACAAAACGGCCAACAATTTGAGCTTTTTTACTGTTGGTGACACGCCCTACAACAACCTCACATTTCTCACGGACGAAACCGGAAATTTCACATTCCGAATCGTTGCCATCAGCGCTCTGGGCAAACGTTCTGATCCTTCGGAACTGACTCAGAACATTGCGGGCAACACTGCAGCACCTGCGGCCGTGAGTGGGTTCAGCATGATCCCGGTGAACGGCCAAGCGAAACTGACCTGGACGCAATCAACCGAGCTTGATGTTCGCGTTGGTGGCTACGTCCGCGTGCGCCATTCGCCTGATCTGTCTGGCGTTACTTGGGCAAAGTCCACCAGCATCTCGCAGGATCTGGCTGGTAGCGCGACCGAGGCCTACGCCGACCTGAAAGAGGGCACCTACCTCGCCAAGTTTGTTGACTCTGGCGGGCGCGAAAGTCTGACCGCTGCGCTGATCGAGTTCACCAAACCAGACCTTGAGGATTTGGTGAATGTTGATAGCCAGCAGGAAGACCCGACATTCCCAGGATCAAAAACCAATCTGACGGTTGACACTGACCTGAACGAACTGCTTCTAAGCGGTGACGGCGGTCAGACCAGCTCTGCCGGTGATTTTGAACTAGAAGACGGATTCTTCCTGCTTGCCGAGGATGGAACGAGCAGCCGCAACCCGGTCGGCAACGTCACGCTGGAAGACGGCGATCAGATGTTGTTCGAGGGTGGCACTGACACTTTCTTGCTGGAAGAAGAAACTCTCCCAATTGCAATCACCAACCAACTAGTGCTTGAGGGTGACGACACCTTGAACACCAGCGGAACTTACCTGCTGCAGAACAACCCAATCACGCTTAGCGATGTTTTCAGCATCAAGCTGGAAAGCACTTTGCGGGCTAGGGCGTTTTTCCCTTTCGCCGGTCGCATCGACGACGTGGCAGACTTTGACGACATTGAAGACTTTGACGGTGACGCACCAAGCGGCTGCGATGTCGAGCTGTATATCCGCACCACCCAAGACGACCCCGCTGGATCGCCCACCTGGAGTAGCTGGCGTCTGTTCAACAACGCAGAATTTAAGGCTCGCGCCTACGAGGTAAAAGCGGAGTTCAGCACATCAAACAACGACGAACAGATCGCGGTTGATCAGTTGCGGATTGATAGCAACATGCCTAGCCGCACCACCCGAGGCAGCGGGACCAGCAGCACTAGCGCGGATGTCAGCGTGACCTACACCAATAAATTTGCTGCCACCCCCGTGATCGGAGTTACAGCTTTCGACATGGCGACGGGTGACTACTACACCATTTCCAACAGTGCTGCGACTGGATTTGACATCAGCTTCTACAATTCAAGCAACAGCCGCGTGCAGCGGACGTTTAATTGGACTTCCACTGGTTACGGGAAAGGGTAAATGGCTCAAGCTGACGGAACGATCCAGAACGACACGGGCAGCAACGTCCGCAGTGACTTAAATAATAACTTTGCGGCTTGTTTTACAAACAACAGCGGCGCATCTGCCCCTAGCGCTACATTCGCAAACCAATGGTGGGCCGACACTGGTAACGGTCTGTTGAAGATTAGGAATACAAGTAACACTTCTTTTATCACTGTTGGGACGCTAAATAGCACGAACTTGGGTTTGGCCCCACAGGCAAGCCCAACTTTCACCGGCAACGTCACTATCCCCGCCGGTACAGTCAGCCTCCCGAGTCTTCGCTTTACGGGCGACGACGATACGGGTCTGTATAGCTCGGCAGCTAACAACGTCAATGTCACGGCAGGTGGCACGCTTAGCCACACCTTCACCAGCACCTACAGCACAGCATCAGTCCCAATCCGGGTGCCTGATGGAACGGCTGCAGCGCCCAGCATCACCAACACTGGCGACGAAGACACCGGAATCTTTTTTAATACCGCCAACGAGCTGTCATTTTCAACGGGTGGCACCGAACGGGCGCAGATTGATGTCAACGGTCTGCACATCCTTGCCCAAAAGCCTGTCCGTTATTACGACTCAGACAGCAGCCATTACGTCGAACTGAAGGCAGCCAGCACGGTTAGCGCCAATGTTACGCTGACCTTGCCTACGTCTGACGGTGACGCTGATCAGTACCTGAAGACTGATGGCAGCGGCAACCTGAGTTGGGCAAACGTCTCGACGCCTGCGGGTGTTCCGACTGGCTCAGTATTTGCACTGGCAACCACTACAGTCCCGTCGGGTTATTTGGAATGTGATGGCTCTGCTGTAAGCCGCACAACTTACGCGGATTTGTTTGCTGCCATTTCCACCACGTTTGGCGCAGGTAATGGATCAAGCACGTTCAATTTGCCTAATTTGCAAGGCGAATTTATTCGTGGTTGGGATAACGGGCGCGGTGTAGACGACAGCCGCACCTTTGGTAGCTTCCAGGACGAAGCGTTTAAATCTCACACCCACACCTACGATCGAACTACTGCGCCTAGTGGCGGGCAAGACCAGGCGGGTTCTGGCTCTGGTGACGCTGTGACTATTAGCAGCAACAACACAGGCAGCCAAGGCGGAGACGAGACCCGTCCGCGTAACATCGCTCTGATGTACGTCATTAAGACCTAATTGGCAATCATCCGGGTCGTTGATAATTTTCTGCCGCAGGACTACTTTGACAACCTGCAGCTAATGATTTCTGACCTTCCGTGGTTTTACCACGACTGGAGCGTCAGGCAGGGAGACGGCGACCCGCAGTTCTACCACCTGTTCCATTTTGATGGGCAAGTGCGTTCGCCTGATCACTTCAAGTATGTGGAGGAGGTATTTACGCGCTACGTCGCTGGGGCGCAGGAAGCAACGCTGCACCGCATGAAGCTCAACGCAACGCCCAAGTCAGAAACGATCAAGGAAAAAGAGTTTCACGTTGACGTAGAAGACCGCGAGCATCGGGTCTGCATCCTTTACATGAACACCTGTGACGGCTACACGGTGTTTGAGGAGGATGGTGAGCGGGTGGAATCAGTGGCGAATCGTGCGGTGTTTTTCCCTGGTCACCTGCGGCACGCTGGCACGAATTGCACGGATCAAGGTTTGCGGTTGGTCTTAAATATGGATTATTTCAAGGATTGATTGCGGG